GAAATGTATTCTATGCAACACCGAAACATTGATTATCGTCGAGAACGAAGACGAACAGCCTTCACACTGTCCGATGTGTGGTAACGAGGCTATCGATGTAGAAGAGATCGAAATTGATTAATGTGGCATTTTGAAGGCAAGCCTTTCGACCCTGATGAGGACTTTCTCAGTGCTTATCAGGGTTTTGTCTACGAGATTACCGAATTAAGTACGGGCAAGAAGTACATAGGTAAGAAATTCTTCTGGGCGATTCGTAAACTTCCACCACTGAAAGGGCAGAAGCGTAAGCGTACAGTCAAGAAACAGTCGGACTGGAAAGAGTATTATGGCAGTTCTGAAGAACTGAAGAACCTTGTTGAGCAGAGCGGTATAGATAATTACCATAGAGTGGTTCTACGCTTATGTAAGACAAAAGGTGAATGTTCTTACTACGAAGCAAAGGCTCAATTCGAAAACGATGTGCTGTTGCGAGAAGAATACTATAACGAATTTATTGGTTGTAAGATTCACTCAAAACATCTGAAATGCTAAATAAAGTAATAAGGAAGTACTTGACAGTTCCGGGTTCGTGGTGTAAAATAAGCATAACGCGTCCGGGGAACAGAATATACTATAGGTGATTAATCATGGCAACTTATGCTAAGAAACTTGAAGTGTACGAAATTCTAGAAAAGTTTGAAAAAGCAAAAACCAAACAAGAAAAGATTGAGATTTTCAGAACGAATGAAATCATGCCTCTACTAGATGTTCTTCGCGGTACATTTGATGACACCATCCAGTGGGAACTTCCTGGTGGTACGCCTCCGTACACACCAAATAATCCAGACAGCCCTCCGTCTAGTCTGCTAAGACAGCATCTTAATTTCAAATATTTCGTAAAGGGTTTGCGCGACTGCAGCAAACTCAACCCTATTCGTCGCGAGCGTATGTTCATCGATATGCTCGAGGCGGTGCACCCCAAAGACGCTGAAATTCTAGTGTCTATGATTAACAAAAAAAGTCCTGTGAAAGGGTTGACTAAAAATCTAGTAAAGGAGGCGTTTCCACAGTTAATCCAAGAATGATCATGATCCAAGTAAAGTAAAAAGAACTAAGGAGTGTTTATGGTAGAATCCAATCAAATTGAACGACTGAAGAAGGACTCTAGAGAACTTGGACATTATATTCACAAACTACAAAAAAGAGGTAAAGCCGATATTGCTTATAAAGTGGCAAAACGCCAGTCATTTTTAAACGCAGCAATATCACAGGTTGAATCTCGCGCAAGGGGGTGATCCACATCTAACGGTGAGCCTCGATTATGGGGCTCACCACTCTTAAGATTGGATTAACAGGAACTAAACACACATGCCACTATATACAATGCGCAATACTAAGACAGGTGAAGTTGAAGACAAAATGCTTCGTATCGCAGAAATGCAAGACCTTGTTGCTTCGGGTGAGTGGGAGCAAATCATTGGCGGTGCTGCACTCATTACTCACACTGGCAACATGATCAATAAAACGCCATCTAGTTGGAAAAGTCATTTGAAAGATATTAAAAAGAAAGCAGGTAAACAAGTAGCCAACACTATTAAGATATGACAATGACTAAAAAACAACAGAACGGCGAATCAATGAATATTCGCATCGATGATCTGGTTACTATCGATCCCATCACTGAGCGACAGAAAGAAGTCTTCGACGCTTGGCGGGATGGTGACAACATGGCTCTAGTAGGCACTGCAGGAACTGGTAAAACTTTCCTTGCACTCTACCTAGCACTAGAAGAAGTCATGGACAAATCTACGCCGTACGATTCAGTACGCATCATTCGTTCAGTAGTTCCTACACGCGATGTAGGTTATCTACCAGGGACGATAGAAGAAAAGTTGAATGCATACACAGGTCCTTATCGCGCTATTACTAGCGAGTTATTCGAAGACGAACGAGCGTATGATAAACTTGTTCACAACAAATATATTACCTTTGAGTCCACTTCATACATAAGAGGGCTTACATACGATAACAGTATTGTAGTGGTTGATGAAATGCAGAATCTTAACTTTCATGAACTTGATTCTGTGATCACACGAATTGGTAATTGTTCTAAAATTATCTTTTGTGGTGATTATAAGCAATCTGATTTTAAGAACGAAAATGATAAGAAAGGCATAAATATTTTTCTAGATATTTTGGAGCAACTCAGGAACTTCTCGGTTGTTGAATTCAATTGGGAAGATATCGTAAGGAGTGGTCTCGTAAGGGACTACATTATGACAAAGGAATGGATGGGCTTACAATGAACAGAGACGCAGTTTACGAGCAACTTAAAATCGACGAAGGTGTAGTATATGAAATCTATAACGACCACCTCGGATACCCAACTTTTGGAGTCGGTCATCTTATCACAGAAAGTGACGAGGAATTCGGAAGACCGGTTGGTACTCCAGTTGACGAAGAAAGAGTACGGGCGTGTTTCGAGAGAGACCTTGACATTGCCATCGGAGAGTGTTACACTCTATACGGCGAAGGGGCTTTTGACGGATTCCCTGATGAAGTCCAGCAAATCTTGGTTAACATGATGTTCAACATGGGTCGCCCTCGACTGAGCAAGTTCAAGAAGTTCAACGCTGCGCTTGAAGATCACAATTGGGAAAGAGCAGCAGTTGAAGGTCGTGACAGTTTGTGGTATAATCAAGTCACGAATCGTGCAGAAAGACTTATGAGTCGATTGGAGGCTATTAGTTAATGGCAAAACCGAGTAAAGTAGGGCAACCCACTCGCCCTGAACCTACTATCAAGTCCACTTCTATTGGTCGAGGAATGATCAAAACTTCTTCGATGAATAAGAACAAGCGTCGCAACTACAAAGCATACAGAGGGCAAGGTCGTTAATCATGGCAAAGTACACGCGGTTTGATCCCCGCAACAAGAAGCGCAACAAGCACAAAAATCAATACCTTGATCGCACTAAATCAGCACAAGATCGTCGCCCTCGCATGGATGACGAAGAAGATAGTTCTCTGTATGAAAGATATAGGCTAGAGAAGTTTTCTAATCTGTATTAATGGACTTCGAACTATATCATGACCCTCTAAAGAAACATCCGTATCTCTTTCCAGCCAGCACAAACGAAGTTGACTGGAAAGGGACTATCGGTGTGGGTGATATACTGTTCGGATTGAACGCAGTTCACATGATGACTCACCTGATGCGCAAGCGTCGCGAAGTTCCCTATGTCACCATGAATGTGTACTGGGAACATAGCAAAGATTATCTGCATCATTTCGAAGATCCAGAAACCATCATAGAACGCGCAGAGTATTTGCATAATTTTTATTATGACAAAGACGCTGTTCGCATGAATCACATTTTCAATTCAACGGACGACGAAATCGTAGGCTTGCGTCATCGTGGTTTTCAGCGATTACGCAGTCCACTTGCTGTGCTTGACGGCATACCTTCATGGTCTTTTCGTAAAGATGTTTTCACTAAGCCAATCGAAAACAAAGTTGTCTTCTGGAGACCACTGTTCAATAAAGACTTGCCGCGTGGATGGAAACGAACATTCACTAACGAAGACTGGGAATTCATACTACATATTCTGAAAACAAAAGGGTTCGATCTGGTTGAATTGACTTATCGCACACCCGTGCGCGAGGCATTGTATCATATTCGAACTTGTCGTTTCTGTATATTCTATGATGGCATGTGGCAGTATATCGCAAAGAATCTTTTTAAACCAGTTATCGCACTTGGCGACAGCGGCATAATCGAAGTGCATAATGCACAAGGCGTACATTTTTACAAGCCAGAAGATACGGACAGAGACTTTTACGACTATCTAAATAGATTACCTGGTATACTTAAACACATGGATCGCAGAGCGGATCGATACAAAAAAATCATATTGCGAGAATTGAACTATGAAGATTGATAGAGCAGTTATTGAAGTACAAGGTGGTTGTAACTACTCTTGCTCAATGTGCCCGCAAGATAAAAGAACTGGTGGGCGAGAAAAAGAATTCGTTACCAGAATGTCACTGCTTGAATTTGAAGATAATGTGCGTGACTGCGCAAAGCATGGGCTGCGTGTTGTCAATCTAGAAGGCTCGGGCGAACCTACACTGAATCGCCAATTGTTCGAATATATTAAGATCGTCAAGAAGTACAATGCCAAAGCATTTATGTTTTCGAATGGTCTCCGTATGTCTGGCGAATACATGATGAAATGTGTTGATGCTGGTCTAGACTTCTTTCGATTTTCTTTTATCGGCTCTACACGAGACGAATATAATCAGTGGATGTACAATACCAAAGGTGGTAACTTTGACACCATCTGTAAAAATATTTTCGACATGCAAAGATATGTAGAGGCAAGTGGTAGTGATTGTGTAGTTGCAACTTATCACTTAATTACAGAAGAAACCCCTGCTGAGCAAGAGTTGCAACTAAATAGGTACAAAGAATTAGTGGCTGCTCTAGGCGTGAAAACCGAAATTTGGAAACTCCATAACTGGAGCGGCGTATATAAACCAACTTACGAAAGAGAGGGTAAAGTAAAAACTTGTGGCAGACCATTTAGTCCTGATGTTGTTATTCGTGCTGGCGGTCTTGACGGCAAACGGGGTGCTGTTGCTCCTTGCTGTCAAGTTCTTGGGCGAGACTCCGAAGCAGTTCTCGGACACACGAGCGAGTTATCCATTCAGGAAATTGTCGAAGGTTCAGAGTACGAAGCGCTAAGAGAAGGGCATCGTACAGGCAATTATCCGGATTACTGTAAGAGTTGCGATTTTCTAATTGATGATCCAGAAGTTCTGGTGTACACTAATCATGAGCGTGATTTGTATAAGATGCACGGAACAGAGTTTGATCTAAATGACTACCGCATCTAAACCTGTCGTTTATATGATTGTCATGCCCGACAATCCTATTTCGATGTATTTTCGTGGCAGAGTTGAAACTTCATGGACTGACCGTGGATTTAAACTTGAGTACTTTAACGCTGTTACACCTCAAACGATAGCAGAACAGAAGCATAAATTAAAGTTTGGTTTGAAAAAATCGCCCAATCCTAATCATATACGCGAGTTTTCTGAAACAGAAAAGGCCGTTTGGTACAGTCACTTCGGCGTGTGGAATATTGCGCGTCGCAAGCAGTCACCTATCATCGTGATTGAGCATGATACGCTTTTGCTTAAGCCTATCAATTCACGCATCTTTAAAAATGTCAAGATGATGGGGCTGTGTCACTCTTTATTGAGAGATGGTACGATGGGAACCACAGCAGGTGCCGGCTACTATCTCACAAGAGACATTGCAAATGAAATGTGTCGCGAAGCAACAGAGCATGAAATAAAATTCAATAGTGATGCGTTGATTCATCGCAAGATAGATAAGTATGGCGCGAATTGGAAAACACACTACTGCGAACAGATAAGGAACGACTCGGTCGGCACAACAATTCATCATGGCTAAAATTGCAGTATTGATTACGGGAATATTTCCTGCGTATTTGAAAAGAGAAGACTTGCAAATCAATCTGGATCGTATTGAGCAAATCTTTGACGGCTGTGATTTTTACTATCAGACATGGGACACACCTCTCTATCGCCATATCTTCAAGAGTGTGAAACGAAATATTCTATGGGTGCCCGAACCAACTACGAACTACAATCCATATGATCACGCAAAAGAAAAATACTTTGGTGATAGACCAGGCATTCGAAGATTGTCGATGAAGCCAAAGGACGACAAAAGAAAAGAACTTGTAATGAAGGCTTGTTTTCAGCACCTTGGATTTTCTGCACTCTGGAACGAAGTACCTAAAAAATATGACATGTATGTTCGAACGCGGTGGGATGCATTCATTCATAAAGATTTTCCGCTTGATGAAATGTTAAGACTTGCACAGGATCGCGTCGTTGGCATTGCGACTGTTCCTAATAAGTATCGCACAGTATCTTCGAACAGTCATTATGATTCCGTCGCGAGTCGAAGAAGACAAATAAAGGCTTTTGTTGACCGTGGTTTTTATTGTATAGTAGAACACGATACGCAAAATAAAAATCACGCGGCATATGATAATTTTCTAGCAGACTTTGTAATTCTTTTTAAAGAGTCTGATTATGTGACAGGCTCTGCAGAAAGACTGTACGCTACGCAAGAGTTATCGGGCGCAGAGTTTGGTTGGCATGAACTGCTCTGTTCGCAACGCCCGCATGTAAATATAGACGGGCTTGCAGCAATACTAAGAAACACAGATGCATCACGAAAGACCTTTGAAAAATTAAAAGAGGCTAAATTGTTATGAAACGATTGATCTATCAAGTATGCTTAGGTAAAGCAAAGGAGTCTAAACTATACAAGCACTGTATAG